CAGGGAAAACTGCGCGGGGTGGTGGAATGATAGGACCTTCTCCGCGATTGAACCAACTCTATACCAGCGACTCTCCATGTTGCCCCCGTCTCCCCCTTAATCAGGGAGCTGACCAATCGTCCTATTGGATGTGTACCGGGAGGCTATTTTGATCACTATCAGACTCAAAGGTGTGGAGGCTACCCTTAAAAACCTGGAGAAGATCCGTGCCGATCAAATACCTTTCGCTACTGCCAAGGCCTTGACCGATACGGCAAAGCTGGTGCGCGATAGAACAGTCGCAACGATGAAAGGGGTTTTCGATAAGCCAACTCCTTTTACTCTTAACGCCTTTCAGATTCGGCCTGCCACGAAATCTAACCTTACAGCCAAGGTGGAATTTAAGTATGAACGCCTCGGGTATATGCGCACCCAGGTTGAAGGCGGTTTCCGTGGTCGAAAGAGATCAGAGTCGGCTCTGCAGAAAACCGGGATGATGCAAGCGGGGCAATCATGGGTACCAGGTAAGGGCGCTCGCCTTAACCAACACGGGAACATAAGCGGTGGTCAGATCACCCAGTTACTGTCTGTGCTGCGATCTGCTGAGATGACATCCGGGTATAGTGCGAACGTGACGGCGCGATCGGCAAAGAAGAACCGCAAGTCTCGTGATTATTTTGTTGTGACAAAGAAGCGCGGCGGGCTGGTACCTGGGGTTTACGAGCGAGTGCAGTCGGGGGCCGGCTTTGGAGCAAAGACGAAGAAGAGCCTACCATTCGGAACCTACCAGAAAGGTAAGACCAAGGGAAAGATATCCTCGGTTATCCGTGCCAGAGGTGTGAAGCCTGTAATGATCTTCGTTGACAAGGCAGGCTACCAGAAGCGGTTACCTTTCTACGAACTGAGCCAGAAGGTTATCGATCGCAACTTCGGCAGGATTTTCCGGGAAGCTGCCGCCTATGCACTTAAAACGGCACGATGACAAGGCCCGCTGGGATAAGTAATTCCCTTATCAGCTTGAATATTCCAAGGAGAGGTAACAGGATGACACTTCAAACAGTAGTGGCCCAAGGCAATGAGAATATTACGCTATATGAGCAGCTGAAGGACCGGCTCTATATCGTGGGTGTAAAAGAGGGTGAGCGCTTTGATGCGGCACGAGTCAAGGCACTCTCAGGTGCCGATTCTATTCGGTTTCGCCCCGCTCCCGGGACAGCTGTGGGATCAAATAAACATGACCACTGAGTGTATTTACCCTGGACGGAGTAAAACGATTCGCCCCGCAGGGGCGCAATTAGAGTTTGTGGGGGTGAAGTCCCCCGGCCGCCCCTCCCCCCTCCCTTCCTTCAAAAGAAGGTCCTTTCCAATGGTCCTGACGGGGAATGGGGGGGTAATGGCAAGGTTGGCGAACATGAAGATCATGAGAATTCAGGCCTCAAACTCGCGGGTCCTTCCGGGCCCCCTGACCCTTGCGGGTAATTCGAGCCTCACTGTTTGTTTACGAATAAAGTTTTTTTGAATTTTCCGTTTTTCATTTTATAGAATATTGGGGAATTCCGGGAGGTTAGCGGCTGTGGTGGAAAAATCAAGAAACAAATTATTTACCTTGGCCGAGGCTGGGGAGTCGTTCGGCATGGACATGGTGAAATTCGAGGATTGTGCCAGATGGATCATTGCCAGACTTCACCCGAAAGGCGCTGCCTGTCCCCATTGCTCCACAGTCATATCCGGAGAATCCCGTCTGGAAAAATGGTACCTGTTCGAGCAGCTCCGCTGCCAGTCGTGCCACGTAAAATTCACCGCCGCGACCGGTACCCACCTCAACGGAAGCAAGCTCGAGATCAGGGAGATATACCTGGTCGCCGCCCTGTCTTCCCTGGGGGTCTCTCCCCTTAAAATAGCCTCCACATTACGCGTCCACGTCGACACCGTTGCCAACTGGCAGTCCAAATTCCGCGCCCACCAGGAGCTTGCTGGTGTCTGAAACTCCCCCCTCCGACACTACGATTGACGTGCGTGCTCTTGTGGAAGAGCGCCGGCGCATTGAGGCTATCGCCTTGGCCGAGAAAGAAAAGTCCGACGCGCCGGAGATCACTCCACGAAAGATCAAGCAATGCCTCCAGTCCAACGAGCTCGGAGACGGAACCCTCTATGCAGCTCTACACCGTGGCAAATATCTCTACAGTAAAAACACCGCTCAATGGCTCGCCTGGCGTGGCCACCACTGGGACCTCGATATAATGGACGAAGCCTTTGCCGCGGTTGAAGATGTCGCCCAGCATTACCTGGAAGCAGGACACTCGCTCAAGGACGAAATAGAGCAGCTGCAGAAAGACGATAAAACCGACGAATCAAAACGCCTCCGGGAGCTGCAAAAAGCCTACTACGGTCGCGTAAAAAAACTCCGCTCCGTCTCCGGAGTCGGCAACTGCCTCACCTATAGCCACCGGATCAAAGAGCCGATCGCCATCAAAGGGGACGAAATAGACACCAATCCCTGGCTCCTGGCCTTCACCAACGGCGTGCTCGACCTCCGCACCGGCAAACTGCGTGACGGTCGCCCGGAAGATTACCTACTCAAAGCCGTCCCGCACGAATGGAAAGGCATCGACTGCCCGGCGCCGAACTTCCTTGCGTACCTCCACTCTTCCCTCGATGGCCCGCCAGAGCTCAACGCAGATGCCCGCGAGGAATACAGCAAGCAGCTGGTCAGCTTTGTACTGCGTGCCCTCGGCTACGGCATCACCGGCCTCACGACCGAGCACATGTTTCTGGTCTTCAACGGACCTGGCGGCCGCAACGGCAAAGGCATTCTGGTCGAAACCCTCCGCCATGTCTTTGGCCCACTGGCCGGACCGATACCCGCCGAAATGCTGCTCGACCAGGGACGTGCCAAGTCCAGCTCCGGGCCATCACCCGACGTCATGGCACTCAAAGGCTTGCGCCTGGCCTTTGCCTCCGAAACCGACGAGGGCCGGCGCTTCTCACCCGGGCAGGTCAAATGGTATTCCGGCGGTGACACCCTCACCGGCCGCTTGCCTCACGACAAGCGCAACACCTGTTTCGACCCGACGCACACGCTGATCCTGCTCACCAATAACCTGCCGCACGCCCCTGGGGACGACTTTGCCTTCTGGGATCGGCTCAAGCTGGTGCCCTTTCTTTACAGCTTCGTCTCCAATCCGGATCCCGCCAAGCCGAACCAGAAGAAGCGGAACGCCGGTCTCCGGGAAAAACTCAAAGAAGAAGCCAGCGGCATAGCAGCACTGATCGTCCGTGGCTGTCTCGAGTGGCAGCGGGACGGGCTCAGTCCTCCCTCCATAGTCACCAGCGCCACCGAGGAATATCGCATGGACGAGGACACCATCACCCAGTTTGTCGAAGAATGCTGCATCGTGACCAGCGGATCCGATGTTAAGGCAGCCGATATCTACAAAGCCTTCGCCGCCTGGTACCAGGAAAACATCAATGGTGATGAAAAAAGGACACCCAAGCAGAAGAAATTCGGGCAGATGCTAACCAAGCAGTTCAAGAAAGAGAAGATCGGAGGCGTCGTTAAATACTTCGGCCTCCAGCTCAATAGCGAGTCGCAGGAATCCTTCTAATCTGCAGGACGATCATTGGCCGGGACCTACCGAATAAGGGGGCGGGCGGCCGCAAAGGAGAATCAGTATGACATGGGAAGCGGTAATAAAAGACCAGACCGGCAAGCGGGGCATAGATGGCGGAAGCATCTGCCCGGAATGCGCACACGGATCCTTTGTGTTAGACAAGGGCCCTTGCCACATCCCCAGGCTTGCCAGAGTGCTCGGCAACCTGATCACCAGTATCGATAAAGGCTCGGATGGCCACACGGCTTCCGGAATGGTGGAGCTGCTCTGCTCCGGATTTGAACCGAAACCGGAGGACTAGGACCTTTGAGACCATAGCAAGACCGTGAAAAATCGTCAGTCCTGCTTCTAACTTATTGAAAGTAAAAGCACAAAAACCAGTAGCAGGACTTTAGGACCGAAATGTTTCAAACTTTAATTTCTATTTTACGGCGGAGCTTACACTTTTATCAGGAAATAATTCCTTACATCTCCGTCCTATAGTCCTAGTTCGCATGGAAAAAAGAATAATATAAAGGCTTTAATAGATAAGACAGACGAATTTTCGTCTGTCCTGATCACTCCTGATAGACGTGAAAGGTCCTGGTAGGGAACTATGACACTCCTCGAATTAGCACAAAGCAAAGTACCGATGCGGAAAGTGACCGCCAACGAATGGCACGGGCCCTGTCCGTCGTGCGGAACAAAGCACAGCAACCCGGCTTTTTCCGACCGTTTCAGCGTAAAAATCAAAGCGGACGGAGAAGACCGCTGGTATTGCCGGGACTGCGGTAATGGCGACGCTATCGCCTTTCTCATGCAGTTTGAGGGCCTTTCCTTTCCCGCGGCCTGCAAGACCCTGGGAAAACCGCTTCCCGAAAACGAAGAATACCAGGCCCCACACTTCCGGTCGCCTGCCGCCGAAACCTTCCAGCCGCGCACGGTAGCGGCACCCGCCGACCTCTGGCGCGAACATGCCGAAAAGTTCCTCGCTTGGACAAACCAGCAACTGATCGACCTGGGCGAAGGCCCCGGCACTCCCCTTCACTACCTGGCCGGGCGAGGCATCAACAAAGAAACCGCCATCGCGCAGCGCCTCGGCTGGAACCCAGGCGAAAAAGGCAAAGACTGCTACCGGGCACGGGAAGCTTGGGGACTGGAAACCGTCATGAAAGGAGACAAAAAGAAAAAGCTCTGGCTGCCGATCGGCCTCGTCATACCCTTCCATGTCGGAGGCATACTCCGCCGCCTGCGGATCCGCATCCCCAAAGAGCGCCGCACCGCTGAATTCTCCACGCCCTACTACATCGTGCCCGGCTCGGCCATGGACACCTTCGTTTGCGGCGAGAACGCCAAAGCATACGTCATCACCGAGGCAGAGCTCGACGCCATCCTGGTTGCGCAGGAGGCCGCAGGGCTGTCCGTCGGGACCATGGCCATGGGGAACGACTCCGCCAAGCCCACCGACGCAGCACACGCCATGCTGGCCGCCTCCCTACACATTTCCAACGCCCTCGACTATGACTTTTGCCAAGGCAGTGCCAGCAACCCGGGCGGAGTCGCCTGGCTCTGGTGGAAAAAACACTTCCCCCAGGCAGAGCGCTGGCCGGTACCGGCCGGCAAGGATCCGGGAGATTCATATCAAGCCGGAATAAACATTCGCGAATGGGTGATCGCCGGGCTGCCGCCGGTCCTTACCCTGCCACCCAAGGAGGAGACTGTTGTTAATTTACCCAAGAGTGTCAGCGTCGACAGTGGTGTGGATACCCCTAACAATAACGGACTACCCGTTAACGAGTGTGTGGATAAGAACCCGGAAGAGGACCCGATTCAAGTCGATTATCTCCGAGGCAAAAGCGAGAACGGCCACATTTTTTTCATCACAGACAATGCGGAAAGCCGGTCGAAACTGGCGGAGAAATTCCCGGGCAAAGCCATATTCACCCATGCCGAGATCGAGCTGCTTAAAGACTGCAGCGCCGAACAGGCTGAAAAATACATCATCATCAAGGAAACCCGAGGAGTTGCCGCCGCAATCTTCACCACCGCGCAGCTCGCGCAGGCCGAAAAGGTTTCCGCGGCGCCGTAGCCGGGTACCGGAAATAGATCCAGGAGAAACAGACCATGAAATTCACGATAAATCAAAAACTCTTCTGCGCCGCACTCTCCCGCGTCCAGGGCATCACCGGCAGCAGGCTCACCATGCCGATCCTGGCCAACGTGCTGCTCAGCACCTCGGCACCCCTGCCCTTACTCCACATCAGCGTCAGTGACCTGGAAGTCGGCTACACCACCGTCATCGACTGCAATGACATCGAAACACCCGGCAGCATCACCGTGCCGGCTAAAAAAATCTATGAAGTCGTCAAAGGAGCACCCACCGGAGAAATAAGCTTCTCGCTCGATCCCGCAAACAACCGGGTCACCATCGAAGCCGGAACATTCGTAACCACCCTGGCAGGTTTGCCCGCAGACGAATTTCCCGAAGTGAACAGGGTTGACGGGGAAGATCTCGAGCTCGATGCCGCCGCCCTCCTGCGCCTGATCGGCCACGTCGACTATGCCCAGTGTGCTGCCCCGGAAAAATACAACATCTGCGGAGTATTCCTGCAGATCAAAGACGATGACGAAGGGTGCAGCCGCCTCTACGCCGCCGCCACCGACGGCCACCGCCTGGCAGCCGACAGCGTGCCCCTGCCCGGAGATCCGCGTGTCATCCCGGCCGATCTCGCCAAAGGAATCATCATCCCCCGCAAGGGCATCGCCGAACTGAAAAAAATATCGCCCGAAGGCGTGTTGATCCTGCAGATCCTTGGTAACAACCTGTCCATCTCAACGGAAAACGAGACCTTCACCCTGCGTCTGGTCGACGGACAGTTTCCCGACATCCAGCGGATAATCCCGACAAAGATACTCGGCAGCGCCCATTTCAACCGGCAACCGCTGATCGATGCCCTCGACAGGGTGTCCCTGCTCAGTGAAGGCAAATCCCACGCGGTAACCCTCTCGTTTGACGACGGACATATCCAGCTCGATTCCCAGAATCCGGAGCTCGGAGAAGCGCATGACCGGGTTGCCGCCGCCCTCGAAGGTGAGCTGTCCTATCGCAAACTCAATGCCGCCTACCTGGTTCAGGCGCTCTCCGTCTGGGATTGCGGTGTAGTGCAGATCAACCTGGCCGGTGATCTCGACCCGATACTGGTAACGCCCTACGGCGAAACGGAGCCACTTGCCGTCATCATGCCGTTGCGAGGATAGGAAGGAAACCCATGCCATTCACCGACGTTCCGAAAAACCTGGAGATACTTGCCGAAGAGTGCGCCGAAGTCATTCAGATCAAATCGAAAATCATTCGATTCGGCATCGATGACTATCACCCCAAGAACGGAGCACCCAACCGGCAGGCCCTTGAAACAGAATGCGGCCATGTCCTGGCTATGATCGAAATCCTGGTAAAGAACGGGCTGCTTACTCAGAAAGGGATCGATGAGGCCAAAGAGCTGAAAAAAATAAAAATGAGGGCATGGTACTGAGATGAGCGACATCACCACCGAAGAACAGATCCTCATCGACGCAGTCGACAAAACCGGGCAGGCCTACCAGGAAAGCCCCACCGTCGTCAACCTCCGTGAATGGAACGCAGCCAAAGCCGCCCTGGAAAAATACCGGAAAGCCCTGACAGAAACAACCGAAGGCCAGCGCTTTCGCAGTATCGCCGAGGTTGCCCGCTTCCTTATCCGGCAGGGCTACAAAGTCCAGGAGCGCACCCTCCGCAACCACCACAAGTCAGGCCTCTTCCCTGTTCATGTCGGCGGAGAATTCCGGCAGCAGGATATCGAAGCCTATGCGGAAAAAAACCTCAAGCGGCCCGGCTACGAAGGTCAGGGCACCGGCGGCACCCCGACCGCCAAAGACCGACTGGCCGAAGCAATGGCCGACGGCAAAGAACTCGACAACAAGAAAAAACGCGGAGAGCTGATCGACGCCGCCGAAGAAGAAGCACGCGATGCCAAACTCTGGCGGGCAGTGCGTGCCGACATTGAAAACTACGCCCCGGCCATCATCACCGAACTGGTGGAAAGGGTCCTCTCCTGCGACCCGCCCGAGGAGCTGCGCCACCGAATCACCACCCTGATCCCGGAGCTCCGCGTAACCTACGAAGACTTTATCGCCGAAATGTTCGACCGCTATGCCCGTGATGGTGGGGTGGCGGTTGAAACAGCATGAAGCATAAATGTCCCTACCGGTGCCCGGTCTCCAGTTGGCGATACTGCTGCTGGCATTGTAAGGAAGTAGATGATTGTGAAAACAGGTGTCGGAGCTGTTTGACGGGTAGGTGCTGGAAGTAACTGCACGTTGTTAGCGTGAGAAGGGGATAACAGTGTCAACGAAAATATCATGGTGCGACGAAACAATAAACCCAGTCGTTGGGTGCTCCAAAATCAGCGAAGGCTGCCAGAACTGCTACGCTGAAAACATGGCTGCTCGGCTGGCCTCGATGGGCTTTGTTCAATACCGAGCTGTGACATCATCACGCCGCTGGAACGGTCGAGCTGAGTTTGTCCCTTCAGAGCTGCAAAAACCGGATAAATGGAAAAAACCTCGAAGCATCTTCGTTTGCAGTATGGGTGACCTGTTCCATGAGTGGGTACAGCCCGAATGGATCGACAGGGTGATGAGGATGGCATGGAATAATAAACGCCACACTTTCATTCTGCTGACAAAGCGTCCGGAAAACATGCTTAAGTATTTCATTGGATTAGCCAAGCCAGGCACTGGCACCGACACCGCGAAAAGATTGCTCATGAACCCGAACTACACCCAGCAAGACCACGGTTGGCACATGCGGTATTTACGGGGAGACTCATTGCAGAATCTTGTTTTGGGTGTGTCCGCGGAAAATCAGGGAGCGGCTGACAAGCGTATTGGGCTTTTACTCCAAACTCCAGCTGCAAAGCGGTTTGTCTCGCTGGAGCCGATGATAGGACCGGTTGATTTGGATAGAATCCATGAGGCTGGTGAAGGTGAGGAAGGGTCACATTGGGAAAGCTGGGAAAGCTGTATCGACGGCAAACGATTTGACCCATGGTCTGAAGGATGGATAAACGGTTTTCCGAGGCTCGATGGCGTAATCCTTGGCGGAGAATCCGGCAGGAGCGGCCGCCGTCTTGAACCTCAATGGGCAATGAAGGTTCGCGATCAATGCCACGCTGCCGGGGTGCCTTTTATGTTCAAGCAATGGCACCACGAAAACAGAAACGAGGTCAACCCGAGCACCGGCTTTCCTTTGTTGGGGAGTTGTACTCATTCGGAATTGGCTTGGGCAGTTAATAGAAAGGAGAGTTGAAGTGACAGCGCAACATCGCCAATGGCTACAGAAGCGCCGGGGAGAAGAATATCCATGGATGAATGATGACCAGTTTGAGTGCTGGTGTATGTTCTGCGAACTCTTGCACGGAGGGAATCACCAATTCGGCAAGATTAAGCCAGCAGGGCCGGATGGAATCACTGTTGATGAACACGCGGCGGGAGGTTGGGGTACCTACGATTTTGACCACCTGACCCGGGCCGTTGTCCTGGCCCATGATCGTTGCATCCGGTTTTATATAAGTCCACGTAACTCACAGAAACTCCGCTTCCACCTTCACAAAAGGAACGCAAGGGATGGGGGTATCATGATCAAGCATCCGACATTAGAGGAAGCTGTAGAGAAAATACGGAAAACAAGCTAACGATAAGTCTGGCGCCGCCTCACGGGTCGAGGCGCTGGTTATCACTTTCAAAAGGAAACTGAAATGACACAAGAAGAAATCGACAGAATCTTAGAAATCATGGAATCAACGGCTAACACACTGCGGGGAATAACACTTGATCCTGCAATCCCGAAACACGTTAAAGATTGTTTCTGGCCCCTCATTGCAAAACTTGAAGGCGAAGTGGCGATGCACGTTTAGCGATAACAAGGCATTATCCAAATAACACAAGGAACGCATCATGCCAAATTGGGTTAAATACCGATCAGAACAGGCAAAAAGAGCACGGAGCGAAAAAGCAAGCCGTGCCGCAAATGCCCGATGGGAGCAATACCACGCCTGCCTTTCTGATCAACCAATTATGCAGGACCTGCCTGATGACTGCTTCCGCATAACCGTCGAGAATCTGATAACCAAAAAAACCGAAGTGTTGCTGTTTCATCCTGGCGGGAAGTCTGGCCGTTTCCACATCGATGTCAACGGGAAATACTGGAAAACCTGCGGCTGGACTGACGCCACTGTCAGGATCCGCAAGAGCTGCAAAAGAATGTTTAACCCGAGGATAATTTGAACACAGCCCCGCAACCGACATTCGAATTCATCCCCTTCCGCCCGGCGGAAGTAAAAGCCTTCCGCCGGCGCAAGCGCCTTCCCGGCCCCCAGTGGGCGGAAAAAAATATCTACGTCCCGGCCGGGTCTCGCCAGGGGCTCTACCGCAACCACAATAATCCGCCCCTCTACGGCATCCTCGAAATTGCCGGGCGGCCGCATGTCCGCACCGTGGTGCTCGCCAAAGGGATCCAGACCGGCGGGACCCTCGGCTTTTATATCCTGCTGCTTCGCGAGGCCGACTATTCCAGCGGCGGTGACAACGCCCTGATCGTCATGGCCGACGAGCGCTCGGTCAAGAAGCTGAGCAAGAAGCGCCTGCAGCGGATGATCGACCTGAGCCCGACCCTTGCCGCCATCAAGAGCAGCAACCCGGACGATACCACCATCTACTCCATCACCCTGGCCGACGGCTTCACCATCGACATCGGCTGGGCCTCCTCCGAGATGAGCGTCTCCTCCGAGTCGTACCGGGTCCTCATCCTGGACGAAATCAGCAAGTACAAAGTCCGCGGCAACATCGAGGATGCCAAGGGCCGCACCACCGTCTATCCCGACACCAAAAAACAATTCATCTTCTCTTCCCCGGCCATCGACTCCGATGATCCGGAAAAGCGCGATCCGCTCATGGAAGAGGCTGAATCCTGCGACGTGATGCTGGATTATCATGTCAAGTGCCCCGACTGCGGTGTCGAGCAGGTGATGATCTTCGAAAACATCAAATGGCCCCGCCAGGAAGGTTTACTGCCCGGCTCCGCCATCGAGGATCCCAAAGCGATCCGCCGGCACAAAACCGCCTGGTATGAATGCCCCCATTGTCACGGCCGCTGGAACGATTACAAACGCGACAAGGCTGTGCTCGCCGCCATGAAGCATGGCTGGAAACCGACCGAACCGGGAATCGATTTTCCGCAATCGGTCTACTTCCATTACCCCGGCTGGCTCTCGCCCTACATGTCCCTGTCCGAAGTAGCCGCCCGCTGGATCGAGGCCCAGGGTGATGAGGAGAAACTCCAGAAATGGTACAACCTGGTCGCAGGGGTATCCTACCGCCACGAGAAAAAAGACCGGCCGCACTCTGCTATCCTGGCCCTGCGCGACGATCGCCCCGAGGGGCTGGTGCCGTCGGTCCCCATTGCCGCCATCTCCTGCATTGCCGACATGCAGAAGCGCGGACTCTGGTACAAGATCACCGCCTGGGGCTACGGCCTCGAGCAGGAAAGCTGGACGCTCAAAACCGGCTATGTCGACTCCTGGGAGGCCCTGCGCCAGATCATGTTCGACTCGCAGTTTGAAGACATCAACAAAAATACCTACAACGTAACCCTGCGCGGGCTGGACTCGGGCGGCGGAGAAGGCGAAGAACACTCCGATCTCTCCCGCACCGCCGAGGCCTACCTGTTCGCCGCCGCCAATCCCGGCGTAATACTCTTCAAAGGCCGCCGCCGCATGACTCGGCAGCACAACGTCACGAATCTCGACCGACTCCCCGGGACCAACAAGCCGCTGCCCGGCTCCGCGAAGCTCTACACGATTCACTCGACTTTCTTCAAGGACAAGCTGGCCGGAAAACTCCTGGTGTCCCCGACTGATCCCGGCTCCTGGCACCTGCATCAAGACATCGATGAGGATTTCGCCAAGCAGATGTGCGTCGAATTCCGTAACTCACAGGGGTTCTGGGAATGCCCCAAAAACAAGGCGAACCACTACTGGGACTGCAGCTATATGGAGATGGCGCTGGTGGAGATTGCCCAAGTTAAATTCTGGAAGCATGCTGTGGAGCCACAAGCAAAACCGCAGCAGGCACCGCCATCGCCCGGCGGCAACCGGCCAAGCTGGTTTAACAACCGATAGATTAGGTTTCATACTTCATCCTTCATCCTTCATACTTTTTATTTTTTCCGGAGGCAGAAATGCAGCAGTCGTTTCGCAGGGAAGACACCCTCACCGTAAAGCAGATATGGAAAGAGCTCGACCGCAAGATTTCCATCCGCAAAATCTACTACCTCATCGAAAGCGGAGAGTTTGGCGAGGGCAACGTCTACCGCTTCGCCGGAAGTCGCGGCACCTGCGTTACGAAAGATGCCGTGCTGGCGTATAAGGATGGTTGCCGGTTGGATGTGGGGGTTTAGATGTCAAGGCTCCGCGAAATAGCACTATATGACGCCACGGTTCATGCTTATCTCAAACTGTTTGATATGACCCCAGGGGCGTCCTGGACGCTTACAATGGAAAACCTGGTGATTCACCTGTCCAATGAAAAAGCAGAGTTACTGCGAAGGGTAACCGAGCTTGAGATCAGGAAAATGCCAGAACCTCTAGAGTTAAATATTGTCAAAATTAAAACCGAGACAACGGCTGGTACCGCCAAGGAGGAACGATGGACAACGAGAGAGACGCAATAGACAGGGATACCGGAACGAATGAGAAAAGTGCTATCCCGGTCAATTCGCTGGTTATGCCCTTTTCTCTGGAAATATGGGAGAAAAAAACCATCACAGTTACAGCCGAAAATTATGCTGGAGCTGTTAAACAGGTTCCACGGGAATGCTCCTTCGAATCGGTACGGAAACAGGGTGATGAGTACGAAGATCGGTTGACCGAATATGACTGGTGTCACTTGTGCTGTCAGCCGATGCTCCAGAATAAAAATGGTCCGGTCGATAGGTGGGCAAAGATTGAGATCGACCGTGATGACGATTACCCCTTCGCAGGGGACTGCGTGCACGAATCCTGCGCTATTTCCCTGGGTAGGAAAATACTGGAAACCATGAGGATATAACACCAGTTCAACCTTGGTAAGTGCACCTAACATAGAAAGAGCGAGGAGATTAAAAATGGAACTGACAAAAAAAGCAAGGGCTGTCGTTGATGCAATTGAGGAATGCGGTGCAAGTGATAAGTTGACCCATGCCGTCACGTTGGCTACTGATCTGGCAGCAGACCTGGAGTTTATGGATCTGCATCATCTCGCAATCGACAAAGGCTGGAAGATTCCGTCGCAGGAAAATGGTGATTTCCCGAAACATGCCTGGACGTGGTACTGGCGCAACTGTGAAGCTTATGAAAAAGACCCGTCCGTGGGCCGGCCGGTTGTGCCACATCGCAGTGGAGGTGGAATATTCCATGATGTTAAGAACCCACCGAGTATCCCGAGAGATAGACCGAGGGCATAGAATCTGGATCAGCGGAGGGCTTATGAGTGAGTACGGATGCACAGAATGTGAAGCATTGCCAGGGAGCGCTGTTTGCGAGAAATGCCAGCCTTCCGCTGTATCGCCTAGTTCACCAGCCCCATGCCATGAGTGCCTATGTTGGGAAGGCCGCTGCACTCGTAGTAAAAGACTTTGGGACCAATGCGCATGGAAGAGTAACTATGGATTGTTTGTGCCAAGAGAAAAAAGGCGACCCGCTAGGTAAATTATCTTTTAAAAAGGAGGATGACAATGAATGCAGTAGAAATCGTAAAACAGTTGGGCTATGAACAGATGAGAGTATTGCAGGAGTTGAAAAATAAACCCGACAGCGAAGGCTCTGTCCTCTGCAAGGATGCAGATTGCTCCTTCTCCGAACTCTTTTCTCTGGGTGAGAAAGGACTGATAGATGTGGGGATGGATCGGCTGGAACCGAAGCGAGTGCACCCTGCGTTGACCGACCTTGGCCGCGAAGTTCTGGCGCTCTGCGAGTCGGAAGGGATTGTTTAGTAAAGGTCTCACCCCCTATCCCATCCTAACTTTGTTAAAAAATTAGAGGGTTCCACATGAAAAATTGGAATGAACTTGATGGAGCAGCCGCAAAAAACTTAACCCCCTTGGCCTTAAAGGTATTTCACGAATACAAAGACCAACTCAAACAAGATGGACATACATGGGAAAATGATGCCTCTGATATTTTACGTGGATACATTTGGGATGACATGGAAGATGACATTCAAGAGCCATAACGACAAGGGTCAGCTGGTTCCCTGCTGAGCCAGCTGACCATGAAAAATGATTTGAGCAAGGAGACTCGATGAAATTTCATTCGATCATGACGGCAGAGGTAAGAGTTGATTGTTACTCTGGCGAGACATGCGACCAGCACCGAAAATATTTCGGCATGTACTGCGACGGTGACATGGAAGGCGGAGAGTTTGGAGAAGACAAGATCGTAATTAACCTGGCCCAGTTGCCACCAGGGGCAAAAGTGACTGTGGGATATCCCGTTTGCCCGACATGTGGAACTCCTCGTGAGGACTCCATGGAATTTGTGGAGGGCGTTTACAAGATCATCGGCCATCCCGATAAATGCCAATGCGGTTTCGATTGGAAGAACTGGGCCGAAGAGGTATACGGATAACACCTGCCGACCCCAGACCTGCCAGGTTTTCAAAACCTGGCAGGTCTCATCCCCCCCATCCCTACCGCAAACTTTTTACAAATCCCCCCGAAAATGTAAAAAAACTTGTGCACGTGGTGCATGTGGTGCACGTGGTGCACGTGGTGCAAGACTTTTCACTTTTTACGCCGTACCATCCGGCCCATGGCACTCACCCCCCTTTATACCCAAGCGGAAATCGACGCCGAAATCACCCAGGCGAAACGCGATCTGGCTTCTGCCCGCCAGGCGATTTCGCGCAGCATCGGGACCGGAGTCAGCAACAGGGCCAGCATGAGAGAGCGGGTCGATGTCTTGCAGCGCCACCTGGAATGGCTCCAGAGTCAGCGCGCAGCCTTGCAGATCGGGCCGGGCGCTCAGGCTCATGTCGGGAGGCCTGCACGATGACTGGTTCTTGCCGCATAGGAAGAAGTTACCCCGCCGCCAACTACCATGGCCCGGCCATGGAAGCCGCTACCGTTTCCCGTTCCGCTGCCGGCGCGCTCGGTACCATGAGCAACTGGGTCCCCCGCCGCCTCTCCTGGCGTGAAGAGGGTAGCCAGCGCGAAAAGGTCGCGCTCCGTTCCACCGACATCGCCGTCAATGACGCTCACGGCGCCAGCATTATCGACTCCATCACCATCAACACCGTCGGCACCGGACTCTGGCCCCGCTCCACTCCCAATTTCAAGCGGCTCGGAATTACCGAAGAACAAGCCACCGAAGTCGCCGAGGCCATGGAATGGGAGTTCGAACAGTTCTCCCGAGAAGCCGACGCCCGGGGTGTCACCGATTTTTACGGCATCCAGGTGCAAAACATCTGGGCGATGCTGGTCAAGGGGGAATTCATCAACCTCCCGCTGATGCTGCGCGATTCAGCCCGCCGCTATTCCCTGGCCCTCCAGACCATTGACCCCGCCCGCCTGCGCACTCCGGCGGTCTACGCCGCTTCCCCCGATATTCGCGACGGTATCCGCCTGGGCGAAAACGGCCAGGCAACCGGTTATTTTCTGGCTGATCCGGAAAACGGCCTGATCTTCTCCGGCGATTCCTACAACTACGAGTTTCAGGAGTTACCCCCCCGACGCGGGCACCGCCCGGTGGTCATACACAGGTTCGTACCGAAAGAGCCGGAGCAGGCACGCGGAGTTCCGATCTTCGCCCCGGTAATGAAACTCTTCCGCGATAAATCCGATTACCTGGATTTCGAGCTGGTCGCCGCCATCGTCGCTGCCAACTTCCCCGTCTGGATCGAGAAGGGGAGCCTGTACGACGCAAACACCCTCCCCGGTGTACGCGTCGGCGCACCAATGACACCGGAAGGCGATCCGACCTACTACCACGAGCTCCGTCCCGGACAGGTCCATTACGGCAACCCCGGCGAGAAGCCCCACTTTCCCAGCTCGACCCGCCCCTCCGGCAACCTCCCGGCCTTCCTGGAGACAGTACTGCGAGCCATCGGTGCCGGCGGCGGCGGAATGCCCTACGAGCTGGTGGCCAAGGACTTCAGTAAAACAAACTACAGCTCCGCCCGGGCCGCACTGGAAGAGGCCTGGCGCGTATTCGGCTTTAACCAGGATTGGCTGGTCAAGGGTTTTTGTCAGCCGGTCTGGGAGATGGCCTTCGAAGAGGCCTGGCTCAGGGGTCGGATCAAGTTCCCTAAGGGCGCACCCGACTTCTACGCCGCCCGAGCTGAATGGTGTGCGGCGCAGTGGACAGTCCCCGAGCGTACCACCCTCGACCCGGTCAAAGAGATGGTCGCTCACGTCATGGGCAAGCAAAACAACGTCGCCACCGACGCCGATTTCTGCGCCAAACGTGGAAAAGACTACGAAGCCGTCTACCAGCAAAGAAATCGCGAGCGCAAACTTGCCAAGGATCTGGATCTCCCCGAGGTCAACGACTCGACCGTCTCAAAAAAACCGGAAAAACCGGAAGACCCGCAGAACCCATCGGAGTCATCCTCCTTCGCCAAGGCTCCGGCGGACACGTCGGCGGACATGGTAGCCAACATCATCGCCGAAGCAGTCCGGGAAGAAGTAAAGGCCGCCATGCGCACGGAGACAGCATGATTTCAATAATTCATCATTCATCCTTCATAATTCATCCTTACCCCAGCCCGGAGGCAGCATGAAACTCGACCGCCTGGTCCGCCTGATCAGTCAGCAATGGGCTATCGAATCGGAGGTGTTGGAAAACTGGTGTCAGATCCTCGACGCCAAGCTTTCCGGTCTCCCGCTTCCGGATCACCTCCTGGCCACCGAAGAAAGAATCGCCGCTGGCCGCTCCGGATCCAGAAGCGATGACGACCTGTTTATTCGCGACGGAAACATTGCCATCGTCCCGGTAGTCGGCACCCTGGTCAAAGCCAATACCCTCTTTTCCTGCGACGCTACCTATGGCGATTTGCGCCGGGCCGTATCGGCCGCCGAGAAAGCTAAAGGGATCGACGCCATTATTCTTGATGGCGACACTCCCGGCGGTACCGTGGCAGGCGTGCAGGAGGCCGGTGATTTTCTCGCCAAGGTTGGCCAACGAAAACCCCTCTACGGCTGGGTGGATGACCTGGCGGCCTCGGCCGGTTATTGGCTCCTGTCTCAAACCCGCATGATCGGAGCGCACGCCGCCGCCGATATCGGCTCTATCGGAGTCCTGACCGTCCACTATGACCGATCCGGACGCGACGCGCAGAATGGCGTCAAGCGCACCGTGCTTGCCGTGGGTGATTACAAAGCAGCGGGCAACGATACCGCCCCGCTTACCACCGACGAAAGATCCTACATCATGGACCGGCTTGACCAGACCTACGGCCTCTTCATTGCCGCCGTCGGCAAGGGCCGCCCGCAACTCTCCGCCGAGATGATCCGTGAGATGCAGAGCCGCGTTTATAAATCCGCCCAGGCCCAAAAACTGGGCCTCATCGACCACGTCATGGGACGTGATGAATATATCGACTATATCAAACAACAGACCAGAGGGGCGGTCACCGTCCCGGTAAAAGGAGTAAGAGCCATGAATATCGATGAACTCAGAGCGCAGCATCCCGACCTCGTCTCTCAGGTTGAGGCCGCCGCTCGCGAAGGAATGATCTCCCGTGCCGAGCACGACACCGCCTTGACCGTTGCCAGCACCGAAGCGACCGAGACGAGCCGCTCCTCGGTGCTTGCCCTGCACTCCGCAATTTTCGGCGAGGAGGCCGCCGCCCGCTTCTCGGCGGCAGTCGAAAGCGGCATCACCGCCGACCAGGCCAAAGCGCTTGGCATTACCGCCGAAACCGGTGACGCCGCGAGCCGCACCGCCATCCTGGACGGCATCACCGCAGCTGCGGCGCAGGGCCTCAGACCCGGCCAGATCGTGCAGCAGCAAGTAGCCGCCATTGATACCTCGGCCATCTACGCGAATCGACAAGCAAGGTAAACAAAGGATGAAGGATGAAGGGTGAAGTTTTTTCATAATTCATACTTCAAAATTCATAATTCCAAAAAAAAGGAGTACCGAACATGTCCCCAGTAATCAGCGAAGGCCGCTATCGCGGCGAATTTCTCTACAGCGAAGCGTGCGGAACCCGCTCGCTGGAGACTGTCATCATCGATACAGGCGATTTAGCCGCGGGTACCGTACTCGGCCAGATCACCAAAGGGGCCGCAACCGGAGCGGCCGTGGTCGGCGGTACCGGCAACGGTACCATTACCGCCGCCCCGGCCGTGGCAGCTGGCGCTAAAGCAGGCGTTTACCGCGCTGTCTGCATCGAACCGGCGTCAAACGCCGGTAAGTTCCTGGTCACCGACCCTGACGGCATCAACCTCGGCGTGGCCACCGTGGCAGTCGAGTTTGTCGGCGGCGGACTCACGTTCACTATTGCCGACGGCAGCACCGACTTCGCTTCCGGCGATTCCTTCACGGTCACCGTGGCCGCAGGTTCCCTGAAATACGTTGCCTACGACCAAGACGGTGTAAACGGCACCGAGATCGCCGCCGGTATCCTCCTCGACAACGTCGACGCCACCTCAGCCGACGTGGAGGCCGTCATCGTAGCCCGTGACGCCGAAGTAAACGGCAGCGAAATCACCTGGCCGGCGGACATCGAAGCCGGAGAGAAAACCGTCGCCATCGCGCAGCTCGCTACTCTCGGCATCATCGTCAGGTAAAACAAAGGATGAGTTATGAAGGATGAAGGATGAAGTAAAAAACCTTTCATAATTCATAATTCAAAATTCATACTTTAAGAAAGAGGAGAAAGACAAATGGGAGTCTTCGACGTATTCAATTCCGACCCGTTCAGCCTGGTGTCACTAACCGACGCCATCAACAAAGTTCCCTTCGTCCCCGGATATCTCGGCCAGCTCGGCATTTTCGAGGAAAAGGGTGTGTCAACCACTTCTGTAATGATCGAGGAAAAAGACGGCATCCTCTACCTGGTTGAGAACCGCCCTCGCGGAACATCACCCCAGCAGAATCAAACCGGCAAGCGCAAGGCCAGATCCCTTGTCCTCACCCACCTGCCGACCGGCGACCGGGTCATGGCCGACGAGATCCAGGGCGTGCGGGAATTCGGCAGCAACGACCAGGCCAAAGCCATCCAGAACGTGGTCAACGGCAGGTTCGCCACCATGTCCAACAGCCTCGATGCCACCCTGGAGCATTTGCGCATTGGGGCCATCAAGGGGACCATCCTTGATTCGGACGGCAGCACGGTGATCTACAACCTGTTTACCGAGTTCGGCGTCTCTCAGGAGACGGAGGTTGACTTTGATCTCGACAACGCCAACCCGGCTTCAGGTATTGTGCGCAAAAAATGCGCCGGCATCATTCGCGCCATCGCCGTCAATCTCGGCGCCGTACCCTTCTCCGGCGTCGAAGCCCTCTGCGGCGACGCCTACTTCGATGACCTGATTGCCCATCCTGAAGTGCGCGCAACCTACCTCGGCCAACAGGAAGCGGCGGAATTGCGCGGCGGCTACGTTCAGGGCGGACAGGCATATGGCCGCGTTTCCTACGGCGGGATCAATTTCACCAACTATCGTGGAAGGGTCGGTACTATCGACTATATCAACACCGACAAAGCTCACTTCTTCCCGACCGGCGTAACCGGCCTGTTCAAAACATACTTCGGCCCGGCCAACTACATCGAGACGGTAAATACCCTGGGGCTTCCCAAGTACGCGAAAGTCTCCCCGGATATGCAGTTCCAGAAATGGGTCGACCTCGAAGCGCAATCAAACCCGCTCCCCATTTGCACCAGACCCAAGGTGCTCATGATCGGCAAGCGAACCTAGTATTGGGGCGGGCTTACCCCGCCCCAAACTTTTAACCGCACCTTCTGGAACTTGCCGGGGTTTTATGGATTTCACAACTGACATAGACATGCTGTTTGAAGAGTTTGCCGATGCAACCGCCACCATCGGCGCCGACTCAATCTCTGTCATATTCGACGCTCCCTACAAGGGCGTCAGCATTGAGACCAACGAGATCGAGGCCTACTCCCCGATGGCAACGGTTAAATCAACCGACGTGGCAGCCCTGTCCATAGCGCATGGTACCTCGATCATCATCAGCGGCGCACCTGGCGGAGAATATGACGGGACCTACACCGTCATCGGCATCGAACCCGACGGCCAAGGAACAAAGAAACTCATACTCGAGAGTCAGTAGGCAGGGAGTAGAAACCAGTAACCAGGGAATAGGAGCCATTCATGTCCGAGCATATTCACCCGGAACCGTGCTCAGCGTATCACGCCAGTAATTGTGAATATGCCAATTCCGCCGCAGAGAAGGCAGTGAAAAAAACTTTCGCGATCCTCGGGGTGGATATCGAGCGCCCTGAGCAGGTGGCGGAGTTCCAGGACGCCCTCCGCTTCGGCAAAAAGCTCTTCAAGCTCGCCGATCACGGTGTGCTGGTTATGGTCGGAGCCCTGGCGCTCCTGTTCGTTGCCGCGGTGGTGGTCGGGATTAAAGTCAAGCTTCTGGGGTCGTGATGGTCAAGTGTGAATTTTTAGAAGGCTGCCAAGTCTACCAAAATGCCGGAGAGGCAGCATGCCGCAGGCACTTTTGTAACGACACCTGCCCCACACCGAAAGGAAAAAACAATGATAATCACGGCCCTGGGAGGATGGAACAATCTGGTGATTCTGCCGGATCCGGAACACAACCGACACATGCGGCGTGTCCGCCGAAGCCTCGGCGAAGGCGGAAGGCGTAAGAAAAATGGCTAAGACCTGTTTTTTCTGTAAACCGAATAACCAGCATGTCTGCGACGGCGAGCATTGCGGCGGGTGTGTGGTCGGCCAGGATCCCCACGGGGACGTGTCCGCCAGAGCCTTGGTGGTGGAGGATGGCAAACCCAGCGAGCGGATGTATGACGGTAGACCATGGATACCAGGGGAGGTATTGGCGGAGGAGAAAGACGGTACCCCCAGTGAGGACACAAAACTTTCTGAAAGGATGATGCAAAATGCTGACGACACTCAAGAATGAACTAATCAGAATCTGGCCGCTCCTGGCAATCATTGCCCTCGCCCTCGTGATACTCGGCGATGTGGCTCAATTGGCGGTACAGCTTTACCGCCTATCGATGGTGGCGCTGGTCCTGATCGCTGCCCACTTGATCCGTAAGGCGCTGTTCCCGTATCTGGACCTGAAAACATTTACCGGTAAAGCCAAGGAAACAGCATCCGGAGCGGGCATGGTTGTTCTGGCGTTGTTCGCCCTGTTGGCAGTCATTGTTTGCGTGGCGGTGCTGTAGTGAGATATCTGCTCTTCGCCCTGGTGCTTATCGGCCTCCAGATATCGCCTGCAGCCTGTCTAGCTGCCCAGGTGAATATCTTGGCCAGGGCGCAAAAACATTTGCCGACCCTCTCGCAGATCACCGACCTCCACTGGCCCGACGCTCCGATGCGGGAAGTCATGGCCGGACAGATCGAGCAGGAGAGCAGGTGGAACACGAAAGCCGAACTGAAAACCTCAAGAGAGTACGGCATCGGCCTGGCACAGATAACCGTCACGGAGCGATTCAATAATTTTGAGGCGGCAAAAAGAATCTCCGCACTCAAGGACTGGCAATGGGAAGACCGTTTCAATCCGCGCTACCAGATGACCTACCTGGTTCTCACTGACCGGGCCAATATTAGGGCTGTGAGCAAAATGTTCCTGGATGATGCAAATCGCTGGGCAGGAGCATTAGTGGCCTACAATGCCGGCATGGGCACGGTACTTCAGCGCCGAGCAATTGAGCGAGCCACTACCGGCCGGAATAGCGGTCTCTGGTTCAGTGGTCTCGACAAATATCGCATGGCCTACGAAAAACGGCTGCTTTATGGACGTGACCTGGGCGAGCGCCGCAATGAGTATCCGCACCTTGTGATACGAGTCCGGGCGCCAAAATACCGGGGGATGTTGTGATAACCGACTTGCTTAAATCATTTTCGGGGGCGGTAGCTACGTACCTTATACAGATCCTGCTTGGCATCATTGTCCTGCTGGCCATTTTCGCCGGTATCCAAACAGCCAGGCTTCGCTGGTCTGATAAAGACCTGCAGATAGTCCAAGCCAAAAACGAAAACCTCTCCACCGAGATTGCCGCACAAAATAAGGCAATCCAGCGGTGGCAAGAAGAGGGAGAGATGGCACGGCTGCAAGCCGAGGTGGCCCAGCAGGCCGCCGCCAAGGTGAGAGCCAAAAGCAACCGCCGAATTGCCAAGCTCCAGGCCGAACAGGTACCGACAGATTGCACCGAGGCAGCGCAATGGGCAGCAGGCAAAGCGGCTGAACTGACGAGGACATGGCAGGCGATCCCTGCTCCGTGAACTGTGTCCGTGAAGGGCGAAGACTCTATGGAAAATTTCAAGTGCGACGTAAGGCTCAACAATGAGCGGATAAAGAAACTACAAAAGCTCAGAGAATGGAGCGGCCTGGGCAAGCAGGCGATCTTTAACACGCTAATAGATCAGGCGTATGACAACGCGGCACGGACAATGGGAGCTACAAAAAAATGAACAACACGGAAGGCGGTTCAATGTTCAAGGTTCAAAGTTCAAGGTTGAAAGGTATTTTCAACTCAAAACTCAAAACTCAAAACTCAAAACTGCTTTTAGTGTTTTTAGTGGTTTTTCTCGCCGCCTGCACCGCTCCAGTCGAGACACTGATCCCGACTGCTATCCCCTGCCCGCAGCCGCCAGCTCTGATCCGCCCGCACCTGGCCCTCCAGGATCTTCAGCCCGTGGCAGCGCCTTCCGAGGTGCTCCGGGCCTACGTCATCACCGTCGAGCAGCTCACGGGTTACGCCTGCGAGCTGGAAACAATTATCAATGGGTACAGGAGATAGACGATGCAAAAACTAATCGAGGGTTATACCCGCCACTCATACTCCGGCATTATCGAAGTGGCATCAAGTATCACGCCGCTGGCAGCCGCCGCCGTTGATGTAGGCGAGTTTATCAATTGTTCCCAGTTCTCCCGCCTGCACGGCACCGTCTTCGCCGATCAGGGCGGCACCCTCAACATCCACTTCAGCGGCGACGGGGTCAACATCGACTACACCCGGACCATCTCTGTCGGGGCCTCGGACAAGGTCAACTCAGCCTGGGACCAACTGGTGATTGCTCCCTATGTCAAGTTCGAATACATCAACGGCTCCACAATCCAGGGTGCGTACCGCTTCTACGCCTTTGGCCGGTCCATGAGCTAAGGGGAAAGAGATGCCAATACAAAGCGATGGAAAAATCAAATCAGACCCGACCGGCCTTTTGCTCGGCTCCTCCAGTGCCCTCTCTCCCGCGGTCAACTCTATCGGCTCCCCGGGCAGCGCCGGCTTCGGCGTCGGGATCGCCCCGGAGACCGCCCTGCCTCCGGGTATGGTCCCCCTGTATGGGTACACCGAACCGACCCACTTCAATTTCGGCAACTACCAGTACAAAGACGGCTCCGTCATGTGCTGGGTACCGAAATACTACTACAAGATCGGCACCGGAGCCAACGGGCTGCCGGCCAACCGGGTCGACATTGCCGGCGTCCAGACCTTCGCCACTACCGCCCTGGCCAACAATGCCGGCTACGCATTGCACCGGGCCTTTATCGATGGCGGGGCGGAAAAAGACGGCTTCTTTGTCGACAAATACATTGTCAGCAAAAACGCCTGGGGTACCGGTTATATTGCCAGTTCTATCAAAAACGGCCTGCCGCTTTCCACCAACAGTGCCCACAACCCGATCGGAGACCTGACCGCCGTCAGCGGGGCCAACTATTATTACTCGGCCCTCACCGCTGCAAGGGCCCGGAGCGGACTCAACGGCGCCGTCGACGCCAACTCACCCTTTTTCTGTACGAGCCGCTTCATCTATGCTGCCCTGGCGCTGCTGTCCATGGCCCACGGCCAGGCCTCAGCCAATGGTCAGTTTTGCGGCTGGTTCGACGCGACGAAGAATTTTCCGAAAGGGTGTAACAATAACGCCCTGGCGGATGAATCCGACGCCACCGTCACCTATCAATCGGACGGCTACTCCAACTGTGCCAAAACGGGCAGCGGTAACCCTTTTGCCAAAACAACCCACAACGGCCAGGCCTGTGGTGTCGCTGACCTTAATGGCCTGATGTGGGAGATCAGCGCCGGGCTTACCTGTATCGCCGCAAGTAAAACAATTACTGGTGCATCAAAAGCCAATCCCTGTGTGATAACCATTGTCGGACATGGCTACACAACCGGCCAGGTTGCAATGATCACCAGCGTCGGCGGCATGACGCAACTCAACGACAAAATCTACACACTCACGTCGATCAACGCGGACACCTTCTCGCTGAACGGTGTCGACTCTTCCGCTTACACTGATTTCACCACGGGTGGATCCGTGACCGTCGGCACATTCTACGCCGCTAAATCGGCGACAAAGATGCGCGACTTCACCTCCGGCAACTCAGCCGCCACCGATCACTGGGGGGCAACCGGCGTAGCCGCCATGATGGATGCCTTCGCCATGCCGCTCCTGGCAGCGTCCGGCGGAACAGCGATTGCACAGCGGTTTGGGAATGCTGCTAACCAGGTCCTCTCCGAGGCAACCTCCGGCGCCGGATGGCTTCTTGCTGGTCTCGGCATCCAGAAAGACAGTGCCGGAATTTCTTCAGCAGGAACCAACCTTTTTGGCACCGACTATTTTTATGAGTATATCAGGAATGAGCTATGCGTCATCTCCGGTGGGATCTGGAACGACGGTTCGTCTGCCGGCGTGTGGTGCCTGGCTGTGAGCTCCGCTCGGACGAACTCGGGCAGCTCTGTGGGGTTCCGGTGTGCCTGCTACCCTGCTTAAGGGAGTGATAACGACCGATGACGCAGTCCAGTGGTGAAGTTCATTTAAATCGCAAGTTCATGGAGCTGATAAAACTCCTGAACATTTACCTCAACCACTTTCCAAAGCACGAGAAATTCGCGCTCAGCAACAGGATCCGGAACACCGCCTATGAAATCTACGACAATATTTCCGAGGGCCAGAAGCGATACTTGAAAAAGACCACGCTGAGCAACCTGGACATTGCCCACGAGAAGCTCAGGATGCAGATCTACCTCGCCTACGAGCTGGGGTATTTCCGATTCAAGGACGGCAAGGAAACCGACAAAACACCAGAAGAGCTCGAAGGCCACCGCTTTGGCTCCCTCAGTCTCTTGGTGGACGAGCTGGGCAGGATGATCGGCGGCTGGATTAAGAAGATGAAGGACGATAGCAGATGGTGAAGTAGAAGAACGGGCACCACATTACTATGCGTCATCTCCGGTGGGAACTGGAACAACGGTTCGAATGCCGGCGTGTGGTACCTGAATTTGAACAACTATCGGACGAACTCGAACAACAATGTGGGGTTCCGGTGTGACTGTCTCTCTGGCCTCAAAACGCGCAGGCGTATAGTGGAGATACAGGGGTGTGGTGTCCGGCGTTACGCGAAATCAACCAGCCGGACTTTTTAGTAGGACAATCCGAACATCAGGATGGCACTTTTTGAAACGACACGGCAATCTTTTCAACGAAATATTTACCCGGGAAAACCTGCACCAGGCCTTCCTCGATGCCCGCAAGGGCAAACGGAAGAAGCGTGCCTGCTTCGATTTCGAGACAGCACTCGGCCGCAACCTGGAGATGCTCTACCAGGAGATCCACTCAGGCACCTACCGCCCGCGTCCGTATTATACCTTCAAGGTCTACGAGCCCAAGGAACGCATCATCCACGCCCCGGCGTTCCGCGATATCGTCGTGCAGCACGCGATCTATCGGATCATCTATCCGCTCTTTAACAAGACATTCATCGATCAATCCTTCGCCTGCCGGAACGGCATGGGCACTCACCGGGCCAGCGACTACACTCAGCGAGCTCTGCGCAAATGCGATCCCGACAGCTACACGCTGAAACTGGATATCCGGAAATTCTTCCACAGTATCGACCGATCCATCCTGAACTGGCTGCTCGAACGAAAGATTAAAGACCAGCGACTGGTTGACCTGATGATGCTCTACGCCGAATGCGACGGACCGGCCGGGATCCCGATCGGCAACCTCCTCAGCCAACTATATGCCCTGGTCTACCTCAACCCTCTGGACCATTACGTCAAGCGGATCCTCGGGGTGAAAAACTACGTCCGCTATGTCGATGATTTCATCCTGTTCGGCCTGACCCGCGAGCAGTGCCTCGAATACCGGGAGCGGATCATCATTTACCTGGATAAAGCGCTCCGCCTGACACTCTCGAAATCCACCATCCAAAAGGTACGCCGTGGCGTCAATTTCGTCGGCTACCGCACCTGGCGACACAAGCGCTTTATCCGAAAGTTCAGCCTGTACCGATTCAAGAAAGCGCTGCGCACCGGCAACGCCAGATCAATAGCCTCGATCCTTGGACACGCCTGTCGCACCAACTCACTGCCGCACATGCTGCGGCTCATCAAGGAGAGCAGCAATGGCCAAAATATACCGCTTCCAAAAAGCCTCGGACGAATACACCAGCTACGGCCCGCAAGGCGAAGGGATCACCGAGCTCTGCACGCTGCCTGATGGGTTCACGTATGTTTCGGTACCGGATGATGGGAAATTGTCCGACGAGCAGCCGAAGCAGATCCAGATCGAGGAGCCGATCCTCACTGACGAGCTGAAAGAGCAGATCAAGGCAACGAGCCCACACTGCCAGCTGATCTATACCAGGATGCAGGAGAAGATCCGCGAGAAGTATTGCTCAGAAGACGAGATGTACATGACCCGGATCAGCGTCGGGCAACTCGCCGGCATGTATCAGATGCAGCCGGGCGAGCCGGAGCTGATAGTGGCATACCAAACCTTCATCGAGGGGATCAGGCAATGGGGAAAGTCAGAGCGGGCAAAATTCGGACTGTAATTAAACGCTATCTGAAAAACATCGCCATCTGGATCGATCAGGGCTGCAACGTCGTACTGTTTGCCGGATCCCCTGACGAGACAATCAGCAGCAGAATCGGCCGCAATCAACATATCTGGATCTGCCGGTTCGCGAAACGGGTGGTTGATATGGTCTTTGGCCTCGGGCACTGCGAACGGAGCATCGAGCACGAAGAGTGCCGGAAAGGCGAACTGTAACCCCATGATAACCGGCTTCAAAAGAGAGCGCCGAGGCTCAGGATTCCGCGTAGCTGTCCAGGTCGATCATTCCTCCTGGGGGCATGGTGAGGCGGCAACAATCCGGGCAGCAAAGAAGCTGGCCAAAACCGAAGCAGAACGTAAAGCGGCGAGGCGGCCGGAAAC